AGGGCGTGAGCTTCCTGCTCCGTCTGACCGTGACAGCGGATGACGGCAGTGAGCGGCTGGTCAGCACGGCCCGGACGACGGAAACCACATACCGCTTCACGCAACTGGCGCTGGGGAACTACAGGCTGACGGTCCGGGCGGTAAATGCGTGGGGACAGCAGGGCGATCCGGCATCGGTATCGTTCCGGATTGCCGCCCCGGCAGCGCCGTCGCGGATTGAGCTGACGCCGGGCTATTTTCAGATAACCGCCACGCCGCATCTTGCGGTTTATGATCCGACGGTACAGTTTGAGTTCTGGTTCTCGGAAACGCGGATTACCGATATCAGGCAGGTTGAAACCACAGCCCGCTATCTTGGCACGGGGCTGTACTGGATAGCCGCCAGTATCAATATCAAACCGGGCCATGATTATTACTTTTATATCCGCAGTGTGAACACCGTTGGCAAATCGGCATTCGTGGAGGCTGTTGGCCAGCCGAGTGATGATGCATCCGGCTATCTGGATTTTTTCAAAGGAGAGATAGGGAAAACCCATCTGGCTCAGGAGCTGTGGACGCAGATTGATAACGGTCAGCTTGCGCCTGACCTGGCTGAAATCAGGACGTCCATTACGGATGTCAGCAATGAAATCACGCAGACCGTCAATAAGAAACTGGAAGACCAGAGTGCGGCAATTCAGCAGATACAGAAGGTTCAGGTTGATACCAGTAATAACCTGAACAGTATGTGGGCTGTGAAGCTGCAACAGATGAAGGATGGACGCCTTTATATTGCGGGTATTGGTGCCGGTATTGAGAATACCCCGGACGGCATGCAGAGTCAGGTGCTTCTGGCTGCAGACCGGGTGGCATTTATTAACCCGGCGAATGGTAACACCACTCCTGCACTGGTCACACAGGGCGGACAGACGTTTATTAATGAGGCGCTGATCAAGTTCCTTATTGCTCCCACGATTACCAGTGGTGGCAATCCTCCGGCATTCTCCCTGACACCTGACGGAAAGCTGACTGCTAAAAATGCGGATATCAGTGGCAGTGTGAATGCGAACGCCGGGACGCTCAACAACGTCACGATTAATGAGAGCTGTACTATTAAGGGGATGCTTGATGCTAACCAGGTGCGTGGTGATTTTGTAAAAACGACAGGGCATCGATTTCCGCACCCCGGAGAATACCCACAGGGTTCACTTACCGTTCATATTAAGGACGATCATGCCTTTGACAGGCAGATTATAATTCAACCAATCATGTACGGTGCACCACCATATTTTAGTAAAAATGATGGCGCTAATATCTACGATACCTGCAGATTAATTGTGCGCAAAAATGGCAATGTAATCTATGACAAATCCACTAGTGGTTCGAAAAGGACAACAGTCGTGTACAGCAATATCATTGATATGCCAGTGGGGGACGGAGATGTAATATTAACATTTGAAGTTCAGTCGAGCGGCAGTGGAGAGCCCAGAACATGGATCAGTGATTTAATGGTCTCGGTAACGAAAAAAGCCGCATCCGGTATCAGTATCAGTTGAAATTTTTATAACCCCAATACGGGCGCCAGAAATGGCGCCTTTTTTATTGCAGAAAAGCGAGAGGTAATTATGCGTAAAGTTTGTGCAGCCATTTTGTCCGCAGCCATCTGTCTGGCCGTATCCGGTGCGCCTGCATGGGCGTCTGAACATCAGTCCACACTGAGCGCAGGGTATCTTCATGCCCGTACGAACGCACCCGGCAGCGATAATCTGAACGGGATTAACGTGAAATACCGTTATGAATTTACGGACACGCTGGGGCTGATTACGTCTTTCAGTTATGCCGACGCAGAAAATGAACAAAAAACGCATTACAGCGATACCCGCTGGCATGAAGATTCCGTGCGTAACCGCTGGTTCAGCGTGATGGCGGGGCCGTCTGTGCGCGTGAATGAATGGTTCAGCGCGTATGCGATGGCGGGGGTGGCTTACAGCCGTGTGTCGACATTCTCCGGAGATTATCTGCAGGTGACCGACAACAAGGGGAAAACGCACGATGTGCTGACCGGCAGTGATGACGGTCGCCACAGCAACACGTCTCTGGCGTGGGGGGCTGGCGTGCAGTTTAACCCGACCGAATCCGTGGCCATTGATATTGCTTATGAAGGCTCCGGCAGTGGTGACTGGCGCACTGACGGTTTCATCGTGGGTGTCGGTTATAAGTTCTGATTAGCCAGGTAACACAGTGTTATGACAGCCCGCCGGTTCAGGCGGGCTTTTTTGTGGGGTGAATATGGCAGTAAAGATTTCAGGTGTACTGAAAGACGGCACAGGGAAACCGGTACAGAACTGCACCATTCAGCTGAAGGCAAAACGTAACAGTACCACGGTCGTGGTGAACACGGTGGCCTCAGAAAATCCGGATGAAGCCGGGCGTTACAGCATGGACGTCGAGTATGGTCAGTACAGCGTTATTCTGATGGTGGAAGGATTCCCGCCGTCACATGCCGGGACCATCACCGTGTATGAAGATTCCCAACCGGGTACGCTGAATGATTTTCTCGGTGCCATGACGGAGGATGATGCCCGTCCGGAGGCACTGCGCCGTTTTGAACTGATGGTGGAAGAGGTGGCGCGTAACGCGTCCGCAGTGGCACAGAACACGGCAGCCGCGAAGAAGTCAGCCAGCGATGCCAGCACATCTGCCAGTGAGGCGGCAACCCATGCGACTGATGCCGCAGGCTCAGCACGCGCAGCCAGCACGTCCGCCGGACAGGCCGCGTCGTCGGCTCAGTCAGCGTCTTCCAGCGCAGGAACGGCATCAACAAAGGCCACTGAAGCGGAAAAAAGTGCTGCCGCTGCAGAGTCCTCAAAAAGCGCGGCGGCCACCAGTGCCGGTGCCGCGAAAACGTCAGAAACGAATGCGGCAGCGTCACAACAATCAGCCGCCACTTCTGCATCCACCGCGACCACGAAAGCGTCAGAAGCAGCCACTTCAGCCCGGGATGCGTCGGCTTCAAAAGAGGCGGCAAAATCATCAGAAACGAACGCCTCCACAAGCGCCAGCAGTGCAGCCTCCTCGGCAACGGCGGCAGGAAATTCCGCGAAGGCGGCAAAAACGTCCGAGACGAATGCTAAGTCTTCTGAAACGGCAGCGGAACAGAGCGCCTCAGCTGCGGCAGGCTCAAAAACAGCGGCTGCATCATCTGCCAGTGCCGCGTCAACAAGTGCCGGGCAGGCCTCAGTCAGTGCCACCGCCGCCGGAAAATCGGCAGAAAGTGCTGCATCGTCTGCTTCAACAGCCACAACGAAGGCTGGCGAAGCCGCTGTACAGGCCAGCGCAGCAGCGAGGTCTGCTTCCGCAGCGAAGACATCCGAAACGAACGCGAAAGCGTCGGAAACCAGCGCAGAATCCTCAAAAACGGCTGCCGCATCATCCGCCAGTTCGGCGGCGTCATCGGCATCATCTGCGTCTGATTCAAAAGATGAGGCGACCAGACAGGCGTCAGCGGCGGCAGAGAGTGCGTCAACGGCATCCACGAAGGCGACAGAGACGGCAGGAAGTGCGACGGAGGCAGCTCAGAGCAAAAATGCGGCTGAATCCGCGGCAACGCGCGCCGAGACAGCGGCAAAACGGGCAGAGGATATTGCATCCGCCGTGGCGCTTGAGGATGCGAGCACGACGAAAAAGGGGGTAGTACAGCTCAGCAGTGCGACCAACAGTACGTCTGAAACGCTGGCGGCAACGCCAAAGGCAGTAAAAGCAGCCTATGACCTTGCTAACGGGAAATATACCGCTCAGGACGCTACGACAGCACAAAAAGGGATTGTCCAGCTAAGCAGCGCGACTAACAGCACATCTGAAACGCTTGCCGCGACACCGAAAGCAGTGAAAGCAGCTAATGACAATGCGAATGGTCGGGTACCTTCTGCCCGTAAGGTGAATGGTAAGGCGCTTTCAGCGGATATTACACTGACGCCGAAAGATATTGGTACGCTTAACTCAACAACTATGTCATTCAGCGGTGGTGCTGGTTGGTTCAAATTAGCAACGGTAACCATGCCGCAGGCGAGTTCTGTTGTTTCAATTACGTTGATTGGTGGCGCGGGATTTAACGTGGGGTCACCTCAACAGGCAGGTATATCTGAACTTGTTTTGCGTGCAGGTAATGATAATCCGAAGGGGATTACTGGTGCTTTATGGCAGCGCACATCGGCAGGGTTTACAAATTTTGCCTGGGTCAATACATCTGGTGATACTTACGATATTTACGTTGCAATCGGAAATTATGCGACTGGTGTAAATATTCAATGGGATTATACCAGTAATGCCAGCGTAACGATTCATACGTCACCAGCATATTCTGCTAATAAGCCGGAAGGGTTAACGGACGGTACAGTTTATTCACTCTATACGCCATCAGAGCAGTTTTATCCGCCTGGCGCACCAATCCCGTGGCCATCAGATACCGTTCCGTCTGGTTATGCCCTGATGCAGGGGCAGACTTTTGACAAATCTGCTTACCCGAAACTTGCAGCCGCTTATCCGTCAGGCGTGATCCCTGATATGCGTGGCTGGACGATTAAGGGCAAACCTGCCAATGGTCGGGCCGTATTGTCTCAGGAACAGGACGGCATTAAATCGCACACCCACAGCGCCAGCGCATCCAGTACGGATTTGGGGACGAAAACCACATCGTCGTTTGATTACAGTAGTGGCACAGTAAGTTTGGCCACCTGATTAAAGGTGATATTCTCACCTCAACACAAAACAGGTGACTTAATGAACAAGAAAACCAAACGTACT